AAAGAAGATACTTTGCACTATAATACACACCCTTCTAACGGTGGCTTGATAGCTATTAGAATGTCTCAATTTTATTTAGAAATAGCAGAATCAATGCTTGAGAAAGAAAAAGAAGTTATGTGTGAGTTTCAATCAATAGGTCAAAACAGAGATTTTTGGGTAAACTATTACGATAACGAACAGTGTTTTGACCAAACCTTTAACACAAAAAAGAAATGAAAAAACAACCATACAGAATAACAATAGAACAGTATGAGTATAAGTATTCGGTAGAAGTAGACCATTCAGACATAGACTTTACAGAGTATGTAGACCTGTTAAGGAAAATAACCTTAGCGGCAAGTTGGGGGACAGAAGCAGTTAATGAATTTTTTGACGAGTAAACAATATGACAGAAGAACTACTAATAGAACTAGGATTCGTTAAGAACGACTATGATTTCTATTACAACTATACTAAAGGAGATATACTATCTTGTGATAGTGATAAGACAAGGAATGGTAAATGGTATGTTATGTATGACTTGCCGAATAATAATCGAGGCGTAATAACAAATAAAAAAATATTAAAGCAATTATTATACAAATTATATGGAGACAATTAAATTATTAGACAGCAAGGAATGGGACAAAAAAGAATTATTAGACAATATGATGTCCGATGAATTTTACTATGGTTACCTAAGCAAGACAGCATTAAGCAGTAGCTCAATTAAATTATTAACGTCAAGTCCTAAGACTTATAAATACGTTACTCAATACGGATCAGCAGAAAGTCAAGCATTAAGAGACGGATGGCTATTTCACACAGCAATACTAGAACCGGATGTATTTGCATCTCAAATATTTGTAGACGTTGAATCTAAAAATTCTAAAGCGTATAAATTAGCAAAAGAAGAACACGGCAAAGTATTCACTAAAAAAGAAAAAAGAGACGCAGAAAGATTAGCAGACGCTTTTTATAAAAACGAAACTGCTAAAAGTTACATAACTAATTGTCAATTCGAAGTACCTAGCATAGGGAATATAATGGGTTATCCATTCAGAGGGAAAGCAGATGTATTATGCGGGACTACTATTGTCGATTTAAAAACAACAACTGACATCCGAGCATTTCGATATAGTGCAAAAAAATATCTGTATAACGCTCAATGTTATATATACTGTAATCTATTTAATGTAGATCCTAAAGACTTTACTTTTATTGCATTAGACAAAAGCAGTTTAGATATTGGAATATATCATTGCTCAGAAGAATTTTATTTCTCAGGAGAAGAAACTGTAGCGAAAGCTATAGAAACATACGAAGCATTCTTTGTGGATGGGTTAGACGTAGACAGCTACTATCTCGAAGATACTTTATAAAATTGCGGGAGCCGAAAAGCAAATAGAGTAGGCGTATCAAAACAAGGGGTTAAGAGCCTCAAATATTATGATCAATGTATCACACACCGAAGTACTACCAATTACTTCAATTAACTTTGTAGAAGGGAACCGAGAAGTTTCTGAAAGCCACGTACAGAAGATGTACAACCTAATATCCGAAAACGGATTTGCAGACACTATTAAAGTAGTGAAAAAGAAAAACAAATATTATGCAGTAGAAGGACAGCACCGAGTACAGGCGTTGAAATTGCATAAAATTGCTCAAGTACCTTGTTCTGTAATTGATTGGATCGATAGCGACTTTGAAGATATACAGTCTTTTATTATCGATTTGAACGCTCATAACAAACAATGGACGCTGTATGATTATGTAAAATCTTGGTCAGATAAAAAGATACCGGAGTATATGCACTTACGTAATCAAATGATTAATTACCAAAAGACGTTATCAAATGGCGTTGTAGCTACTTGTTACGATGGAATTGAAAGGGGACATCCGTCTATAAAATCAGGAAATTTAAAATTTATCAATAAAGAATTTTCAGACGATCTATGCGAAACTATTTCGACTTTAGTTAGCAGATATGGAAAAAGAAGGATGCCTGCACAAGTATTAAGACACGCAGCAAAATTAATAATGAATTACAAAGAAGATAGATACGGAATGTTAAAAGCATTTCAATTAGCATCTTCAAATCATTTAAGCGTCAATAAAGATCCGTTACCGGATGGAGACGAAAGTTTTGCCTATTGGTTTAAAAACACAGTAGTAGAATTTTACAAAAATTTATAATAGACTATGAGAATAAAAGAAGCAGATCTAATTAGTGAGCAGCTTCAAGAGTTAAGTGGCTTGAATCCATTTCGTCATACTAGAAAAAGAGAGTATATCGATGTTCGAGCCACATTGGCTTTTTTGCTAAGAAACAATTTGAATTTTACGTTTAATGGAATAGCTAGATATTTTAAATCGAAAGGGAAGCCGTATGATCACGCTACAGCTTTGTATGCTATTGAAAATTTTGAGACATACCGGATGTATAACAAAGAAATCAATTATTGGATTGATGAAGTTGCACCGTCTCAGGATCCGTTAGTACATAAAAGGACTTTAATAAAACAAAATATTAAAAATCTAAGTGAACGCCATATTGTAAGACTAGAGAAAATTGTCAATCTTATGTATGAAATTGACGTAAAAGAAAAAGAAGAAATAAAGTTAAAAGATTAAATCGTTATATATATGAAGCGTTTAGTACCTATAGATCAAATAAAAGAGAATCCGGACAATCCTAGAACGATAAAAGGATTTCAATTTGAGAAGCTAGTAAATAGTATTAAGGAGTTTCCAAAAATGATGGAAGTAAGACCAATTATTGTAGACGAAAATATGATAGTACAGGGTGGGAATATGAGATTGAAAGCTCACAAGCACTTAGGTCATACTGAGATATGGGTAGACGATATGGAAGGGTGGACTGAAGAAGAAAAAAAAGAATTTGTTATTAAAGACAACGTTAGCTTTGGTAATTGGGATTACGATGTATTAAGTCAGGAGTATGAGCTAGACACGTTAGCAGACTATGGACTAAACGTATTGTACTTTGAAGAATCTGATAAAGTAGATGAAAAAGAAAAAGGGGAAATTGTTAGGGATATGGATCTCAAATTTAATGAACACCACGATTATTTAGTATTCATATTCAACAATAGTAACGATTGGGTACAGGCAATATCGCAATTAGGATTAGAAAAACAAAGAGTATCACTCAGTCCTAAAACAAAGAAACTAGGACTAGGACGTGTTATAAGCTCTGACGTACTCCTTAAATTGCTTAAAAATGAAAATTAAGAAGATCATATTAAGTAGGGGGAGATCGTCCACTATATGCACTCATAACGTGTTAAAGGATTTTGATCTAGTAGTACCGACATCCGAAGTAGATAAATATAAGACAGTAGTACACAATGCAAATGATATTGTAGAGATACCGGATAGTATTAAAGGTCTAGGAGCTGTACGTAATTGGGTACTTGACTATTATAAAGACGAAATACTCGTAATGTTTGACGATGACATCGATTGTTTTTTCTCTTTGTTAAATATAAAAGCGTTTAAGATTACAGACGTGGATATGATCGATTTGATTATCGATAATTGTGCTAGTAATTGTTTAGAAGCAGGAGCCTCTATGTTTAGTTTTAACCAAGTACAAGGCGATATAAGAAAATATGATCACACACAACCGTTTAATCTAAAGACGTGGACAGGAACGATTGTAGGTATCATTGGACGTAAATACAAATTTACTGAGATAAATAAAACGAAAGTAGACGCAGACTATAGCTTGCAATGTTTACTTAAAGACCGGATTGTATGGGTAGACAATAGATTTTCTTTTGGATGTAAACGAGACAATAACGTCGGGGGGAATAGCTTGTACAGAAATCAGGACTCGGTAAACAAAGAAATACAATTCCTAAAAGACAAATGGGGCAAGCATATAAAGATTACTGAACGTGAAAACAAGTATAGCTTAAAACTAAATATAGACAGGACACAAAAAATAATAATATAATATTTCTCTATATGATTTATATTTATTAACTTTATTGTATAAATTATTAATTAAAGACAAGACAAATGAGAACACAAATTTTAACTAAAAGGGGATATACTTTATTAGACGTAGCCTCTGTTGTACAAAAATCAATTAGAAGGGGAGACTATCGACTTGCGGGATATTTCGGACACGAACTCGTTGCTTCAGGATTCCATAACTATCTTTGGAAACGATTACTAACCATATCCGCTGAGGATTGTCACGGGATCATAACGACTGAGATACAATCATTAAAAGAATCATTCGACTTTATAAATAAGAATAAGAAAAGAGACGACAAAATAAAAGGGAGAATATTTATATCAAAAGCGATCATTATATTATGTACTGCTCTCAAATCTAGAGAACCGGATCATTTACAATGTTTGCTATATGATAAGAAGATTGGAATAACAGATGAAGAAATCGAAAACGAATTAAACTCTTTAGATCAAAACGAAACCCTCGAAGAATTACCGGAATATACTTTTGATATTCACACTTCTACAGGGAGACGAAAAGGAAAAACCAAAAAGGATTTTTTTATTGAAGAACACCGAGCGTTGTACCCTTTACAACCTTCACTCTTTGATAATTATCCGTTAGAATTATAAAAATAAATGGACAAAAGTGAACACATAAAAAAGCAAATACTTTCTGCCCTCGAACAATCGTTGGGGGTAGTTAGTACTGCTTGTAACAAAGTAGGGATCAGTCGTACTACATTTTACAAATATTATCAAAACGATCCTGAATTTAAAAAGGAAGTAGACGATGTAGAAAACTACACGTTGGACTTTGTAGAAAGTCAGATACATAAACAAATTAATGAAGGTAGCACAGCAGCTACCATTTTCTATTTAAAGACTAAGGGTAAGAAACGAGGGTATATTGAGAGGCAAGAAATTACCGGAGCAGAAGGCGAGAGATTATTCCAAGTAAAAATAATAGATGAAGGAAGTAGCGACGAATAAAGTCTTTCGACACCTAGAGAAATCTAAAAAAAAAATTGTAGTAGAACAGGGTGGAACAAGATCCGGTAAAACTTACAATATACTGATATGGATTATAATGTCATACTGCAATACGCATAAAGACAAAACAGTAACCATTTGTAGAAAAACATTCCCCGCTGTTAGAGGTACAGTAATGCGAGACTTCTTTGATATATTAAAAGGGTATGATCTTTACAATGAAATATATCACAGCAAGAGTTCCAATGAATATTTACTAAACGGCAATAGAGTAGAATTTATATCCCTAGACGAACCGCAGAAGATTAGAGGTCGTAAAAGGGATTTGTTATTTATAAACGAAGCAAACGAATTAAACTATGAAGATTGGCAGCAGTTAATATTCAGAACAAGCGAACGTATTATAATTGATTACAACCCCTCAGACGAGTTCCATTGGATATATGACCAAGTACTAACAAGAGACGACGTAGAGTTTTACCAAACTACATATAAAGACAATCCGTTCCTTAGTAACATAATTAAGGACGAAATCGAAAGGCTAAAGGATATAGACGAAAATTATTGGAAAGTTTATGGGTTAGGAGAACGTGGACAATCACGTAGTTTGATATACAACTTCAAAGTAATTAAAGAAGTGCCACTAGAGGCTAAGAGAATAGCTTTTGGACTAGACTTTGGTTTCTCTAATGATCCAACAAGTTTAGTAGAGACGTTTATAGCAGGAGACAATATGTATGTGAAGGAGCATATCTATCGTACAGGTATGACCAATCAGGATATAGCAAATGAATTTCAAAGGCTAGGACTAGATCGTAGAGACGAAATATTCGCAGATAGTGCCGAACCTAAGAGTATTGAAGAAATACACCGGATGGGATGGAATGTAAAACCAACGTGGAAGGGAGCAATCAATGCAGGTATTGATATGGTACGTCGTTACAGACTACACGTTACAGAAGATAGTATCAATACAATTAAAGAATTACGCAATTACAAGTACATAGAAGATAAAAACGGACAATTAACTAATAAACCTATAGACGCATATAATCACGCACTAGATAGCCTGAGATACTCTATAGTGAACAAGCTGTCAAGACCTAACTATGGATCGTATGCAGTAAGATAATTTTAAAAAAACTTATTAAATTATTTTGATAACTCATTTATCTGTTTTATATTACAGCATATTAATTATTAAAAGACAGAAAAAATGGCTTACAACGGATGGACTAATTATGAAACTTGGCGTGTAAATTTAGAATTTTTCGACGGACTAGAAATAGACGAAGATTTCACACCGGAGACACTACAGGAAATGTTAGAAGAACATATTACTGAGCAAACCGATAACGGACTAGCTCAAGATTATGCACTAGCATTTATTAACGACGTGAATTATCACGAAATTTTAGAATCATTAAAAGAAGAATAAAATGGGATTTGAGATATTCGCATACAGCAAAGATTATTATCACAACGGCAAATATATTGGGAACGTTGTATTAGAAGAAAAAGACCGTGAAACAATCGGATATTGCGGACGTAGAATAGAGGAGCTAGACAAAGATACGACCTTCAAAAAGAAAACGTACCGAAAAGGAATATCTGTTACCACAGAACTCGTACCACTATGTGGGAGACAAAAATAATTATTAAATAATTTTGATAATTAAAATATCTGTATTATATTACAGTATCATTTAAAAAGACAGACAAATGGAATTAAATTGGCAAGACGGAACAACAACCGCAAAATGTAACACTACAGGGCGTATAATCACTAAGCCTACAAAAAACTTCAAGCAACGCTACAGAGCAAGCTCAGGATCTTTTGTTAATATGCTAATGGCTAATAATTCAAGCGTACCTGTAATTGGGGAAGGAGCTACTGAATTAATGTACACTGATCGACACGCTTATACTGTTATCGATTTCGATCCAAAAAGAAAAACTGCAAAGATACAAAGATGCGATCCTAAGCGTACAGATAATTTAGGAATGTCAGATGCTCAATGTTATGACTACTCAAAACATACTGACGAAATTCTAACTTTAAAATACCGTTACAATAATTGGTATGTACAATATATAAACCAATGGACGCAAAAAACAGAATATCGTAAGATCCGTATAATATTCGGAATAAGAGACGAGCATTTTGATTTCTCATTTTAAAACTAAGACAATGCAAGACACAAAACAAATGTTAGTATCGATTACAGAAATTAATACTATGACGTTACCGGGTGATCAGGGAATTTTTATGATGGGCGTAGAAGGATATAATGAAGAAACCGGAGAGCAAATGACAATGTACCTAGAATTTGATTTCGGACACTTTTACAGTTGGATCGATGAAGATGACATTAAGAAAATGAAACAGGCTTACGCTAAAAAATTCTTAAAACTGTAGTATGAAATATTTTGAAGCAGAAGTATTAGAAGTAGCATTCGATATTCAATACACGTACGACGCAGGATTCGAAGGAGATTACTTTGAAGCACCTGAAGGAGACAGAGTATATATAGAAAAAATTACACAAGGGAATAGCGATGTCGATTTAACAGACGTATTAGCACAATATGTAATAAACGAAATAGAAACTAAAATTTACGATTATGAAAGAATGGCTTAAAAAAGATCCGAGTAATATATACTATTTAATTAGTTTTTATTGTATATTCGGAATAGCTTTAATATTCTTTAATGCAATAACAGGAATGTTAAATTAATAGTTAGTTTATGTTTATAGCAAAGAGGCACTCAGAAATGGGTGCTTTTTTTTTGTACCTTTATTTCTAAAATCGTTAATTAAATTCGTTATATATATATGAAAGTTGAAGTTATTATACCGGATAATTTATCTGAGCTAACATTAGGGCAGTATCAAAAGTATTTGAAGATACAGGAAAACAATACAGACGATATGTTCTTAGCGTCTAAAATGTTAGAAATATTCTGTGGAATAAAAATGACTGACACGTTAAAAATGAAATTTGCAGACGTTGATTCGATCTGTAGTATCATTGTAGATCTATTAGAGCAGAAACCAAACCTAGTAAGAAAGTTTCGATTAAACGGAAAGCAGTACGGATTTATACCTAAGCTAGACGATATATCGTTAGGGGAGTATGTAGACTTGGATGCCTTCTTAGGAGATTGGGAGAATATGCACAGAGCAATGGCAGTACTCTACAGACCAATAGAGGCTGAATACGGAGACAAATACTCTATAGTGGACTATACTCCTGACGATGCAGAGATAATGCGGGAGATGCCTTTAGATGCAGTTATAAGTTCTATTATTTTTTTTTATCATTTAGGGATCGACTTGTCTCAAGCTATGATGAATTATTTGAAGGAGGAGCAGGAGAGCAATTTAGTGCAGTATCTCAGTTCGGAGCAAAATGGGGTTGGTATCAATCAATTTACGCACTCGCTCAAGGAGATATTAGACGATTTGAAGATATCACTAAACTAAGCGTACATAAGTGCTTTTTAATGTTATCCTTTGAAAAAGAGAAAAACGAATTGGAGAGCAGACGAATAAAAAATAAAATGCAATGAGCAAAACAGGAATAAGAGGGTTTTATGTATTGACTGACAAAATAAAGGAAACGTTATTAGACGACGTCAATGTAAATACAGTAACAACCGGAGACATAACAGAAGTAGATCTAAATAAGCAGACGATATTCCCTTTGTCTCATATTATTGTAAACAACGTAACATCTTCAGAAAATATACTATCGTTTAACATTAGCATACTAGCGATGGATATTGTAGATCAATCAAAAGAACCTACAGCAGATATATTTGTTGGAAATGACAATGAGCAGGATGTTTTAAATACTCAGTTAGCAGTATTAAACAAGCTAGTACAGAAATTAAGGATCGGGCAGTTATTTAGAGACTTGTATCAAGTAGAAGGAGCAGTAACATTGGAACCGTTTATGGATCGATTCGAAAGTCAAGTGGCTGGGTGGACAGCAACATTTGATGTAATAATTCAAAATGATATTAATGTCTGCTGATCTTAAAAATACAAAGGAGGCATTAAACAAGTTTGCTAAGTACGTAATACAACAAGCTAAGACAAACTTAACTAAAAAGAAAAAAAACGTCTCAAGTGATCTCTATGGAAGTCTAGGATATGAATTGAAGGTAAACCCTAACAGTTTCGGACTAGAATTTTATATGATGGATTACGGACAGTTTGTTGATCAGGGAGTACAAGGTAAGACAAGTAGTTACATAGAAGCTCGTAATTCTCCGTTTAAATACTCAAATAAGAAACCACCGATGAAGCCTTTAATGGAGTGGGCAAAGAAACGAAATATAAGATTAAGAGACGAAAAAGGAAAATATAAAAAAGGCAATTATAGAACAATAGGATTCATATTACAAAATAGCATATACAACAAAGGAATTAAACCGTCATTCTTTTTTACAAAACCATTTGAAAAAGCGTTTGACAATTTACCGGATGAATTAATACAACAGTTTGGCTTAGATATTGACGATCTGTTTGAATTTACTACATAATGAAAAAGATAAACGTAAGAAGTCCCTACTATTTAGAAGTAGAAGCAGGAACCCCAACACCACCTGTACCACCTATTGCCCCTCAGACTATTCCATTAGCTTGTGGAGATACTCACAATGTAGCTACAGATGTAGGAGTTGTAACGTATCAAGTAGAAACACCTGAAGTTGGAACGTTTAGAGTAGATATAAGCGGTAGCGAAGTACCGGCTAAGTTTACTTTAAAGTGGGATGGAAACGAAAGCACTACTGACTATATAGGGTTAGATTTGTACGATCAGGATTTATTAGATGCAGGAGTACCAATAGGAGAAATAGCTACAGGAGATCCTAGTACAAAAGCAAGTAATTTTGTTGAGATTCAAAAAACTACAGCACAACCTGAATTAGTAGAATTAGTAGTAGATGCTCCATTAATTAATGACGAATACACAGTAGACTTTACTTGTCCCGCAGCACCACCTATTGTAATTAACCAAACTACACAAATAAATATTTGGTTTGATAGTTCAGGATCTATGAATACCACATTGGCACCTTTACAATCAATGGTAGCAAATAATTTAAAATCTTGCTTAGTACAATTTTACAATGACGATGGAGCAGAATATGACAAATACGTTAAAGTAAGGTCTTGGTCTGATGAAAGGACTTTTGTAGTAGCAGCATCTGAACCTGATGTAGTAGGTGCGACTAACTGTATAAACTTTATTTTTCAAGATGAGGCACAATCTATATATTTCTCAAATACAAGCTCTTTTAATCCGGGCAGTATAAACATAGCATTAAGCACCGACTTAGTTAATTTAAGAAATGTATTAACTACAAATGCTTCTGACTATGTAACACCTGTTGTATTTGATGTAGTAGGATTCCCTGCTTTTAAACAGATGCTAGAAACTATAGAAAGTGGAACAGGAGTATATGGAGGCTCAACTTATTTAGCAGATTTAACAGGACAGTATAAATTTGTGTACGATGTTAGAGCAGGAGTATCATACTCTAGTGAACCTGACTACTATAGAGATTTAATAATACAAGCAATTAACGACTTAGGATTTAGTTTAACTTGTCCTTAAAAAATAGAATATGGCAAATTTAGTAAGTGCAACTTTAAGACTTTGGGTATATACAGGGGAATACGGAACCAACGAACCGACAAACCCAACTTATACTTTGTACAAAGAAAAAGTAGCAAGTCAAGATATTATAGTATTTGAGATTGGAGAGCTAGTAAAAGATTATGTAGAAATAATTTATACAGGCGATTATTATAATATACAGCAAAATGCTTGGGTACGATGGGAAGTAGTAAGAACATACGATGACGATAGTACAGACAATGATCTTGTTGGGGAAGGAATAGCTTTCACAGGTTATGGATATTTTCAAGATGCAATTAACCCTGAATTAAGCAAAGATCTATTGCAAAGTAATACTAAGATATATCATAACTGCGATGAGCAATTAAACATACCTATATTGACCGGAGACAGCGGTGTATTCAAAGTTCAATATTACAATGGAGCAACATTAGTATCTGAATCTACTTTCGGTAATAATGTTACACCAATAACTGTAGATACTGTAGACTATAAAGCTGACACTACAGTATTAAAAGCAGATATGACTTTCTTAAAAAACACTAGCAGTAATGTAGTAGTTTCTCCAATATCTCCATCGTCTCCTTATAACAAAGTAATACTAACAACCGGTACAGGAAAAGTAATTGAATTGGATGTATATTGTATATGCGAACCTAAGTACACGCCTTACAAAGTAGCATTTGTAAATAAATTCGGAGTAGTACAAGACCTTTATTTCTTCAAAAAACGTACTGACAATGTTTCGATCAGTAAAGAAGAATACAAAGAGAATACGTTACAAACAACTAGCGTAGTAAACTATTCGCTTAATGAAGCTACTAAGATCCCATATAACTTTAAAACTCAAAAGTCATTAACACTAAACACCGGATTCGTAGACGAGCAATTTAACGAAGTAATACAGCAGTTATTATTAACGGAACACGCGTGGATTCACGAAGGCGGAGAAGTAACACCTATAGTGCCTAAAACATCGACGTTGGAATATAAAACTAGCCTAAACGACAAGTTAATTAATTTCACAGTAGATTTTGATTACGCATTTAACGAAGTAAACCTAATTAGGTAATGAATATAATTCAGTTGTATATACAAGGCGAAAGGATGGATCTGTTCTCAGATGAAACGATCAATGTTACCTCGTCGATTCAAAATTCTAGGGATATAGGTAAAATATTTACAGACTTTAGTCAATCCTTTACGATACCCGCTTCTAAAAATAACAACAAAGTA